TCTTTTGAAAGTCAGCGTCAGAATCGCTAACCCCAGTAGAAGTAGAAGTATCTACTGAATCAAGACCCAAATCCTTGCGAAGTCCCGCTTCTAAATCCTTGAACTCCTGCTTTTGTTTCTCCCCAGCCGCCTTAATATTTTCCTTCTGGATTCTAGCAACAGAAGTCAAAATCTTACCCTGCCTATCTGTCAAATTTTGGCTGTTTCTATCACCCCAATCAATACGCTTATCGCTGGGGTCAATCCCCAAATCTGTAATATGCTGGGTCATGTTGGCTTCAAATGCTCCTACAACCTCGTAGAAACCCCTTGTTATTTGGTCCCGTTGCTCTTGTGACTGGTGGAGTTGGTCTCGACCTCGCAATTGTGCCAGCTCTACTTTTTCTCTCGATTCTTCGTCAAGGCCCGCAAAACTGGACTCATAGATTGAAGACTTACCTTCGGCTCTCCTGATTCTATCCTCAGCCTCCCTCCTGACTTGGGCAATCTCTCTGTCTTTCGAACTTTGAAATTGTCGCTTTAGTAGCTCCTCTCTCTCAGCAAGGATTTCATTCATCCTCTCCTCAGTTAAAGGTTGAGGCTGTGGTTTAACTTGAGTTTCAGCCTCTGGCAATACAGTCTCACTCTCTGGTAAAACAGTGCCAAGTTGAACGTTTTTCTCGTCCTCCATTGAAAATTCCTCCTTTTTATTAAAACTGCTCCTTATTGAAACAGTTCCTATCTTTTCTTCTGGTGCGATGGAGTCCAACCTGTTTTTCTCATCGTCCCATAAACGTATTCGTCTTGTCTTTCTTTGTTACTAGGGAATTTCTTTCTAGCTTCTGCCTTTAATTTGCGTTCCATTTCTTTGGGCATAATTCCCTCCTTAATAACTATAAAAAAGTTGTAACATATTTGCGATTTCTCTGTTGCGTAACTTTAATCTCCTTCTTAATAGTGCTACCTTCCTTCTGGCAAACATTATGGTAGGCCCATTGGGATGTCTGCGTAGAAACCGCTTCTCTTCTCGTTCACCTTGAGTTCTATTTATTACTCTAGCTTGGTCTGAAATTTGCTTGTATTCTGGGGGATACTGTGCCCAGATTTGATTTTCAATTTCCCAATAGGGTTCTAATACCTTTCTGGCATAACGTAGCATTTTTAGGGCTTCGGGTTCGTCTATTCGCCTTTCCCCAATTAAAGATTCAACATAATCTATTGCGTCAACTCCATATTGCTGTATGAATTTCTCCCTACGCTTGTCCGCTTCGTCCCACCTGTATTCCCCAAATTGGTCATACATATCAGGAGAATACATCATCATATTATAATCTCGATAAGCTATATCTTGTGGACTCATATTCTTTAGAGCATCAGCGTTTAATGGCGTATTATAATATTCCCTGACCATTGAGAAATCATCTTTATCTAATAGAGCATCCCTCATTTGGGCTTTAAGCCAGAAGGCATTATTGACTCGTTCTCTAAACGCCCTGCCATCGCCAGTTGCATCAAACTGCTTAGAGGCTACGTCAATTTCATTATTGACAACCTGATTGATGTGCTCAATCTCAGCATTGTATTCATTCCATATTAACTGGTCACCCCTTGCCCATCTACCCGAATCCTCCTCGGCTTTCTCCGAGAGTTCTTCCAATTCGGGATTCTCCCTTGTTAGTTGCATTTGATATAATTTGCCATAGTCTTTATTTTTGCCAAGTTCATCCCAAGACATTTTATATTTCTGTTGTGCTAATTGGTCTTGCAATGCCCTCATATCCCCATAAGCACCCCTCGGATACCCCCTAGCTCCAGTAAACTCAGCTAAGGCTCTGGTTATTCTACCAGCAGGCTCACCACCCTCAAATGCTACACTCTGAACCCAGATAGGTAATAAGTTTTCGCCTATAATGGTCTTGGCAAGGCTAGGCAGACCATCCCTTGTAGGGTCTCCAATATAATTCTTGCCCGTAATTAAATCCATGCTTGTTCCCAGAACAGGGGAAAAATTACCCCTCATAAATCTGCCAGCATAATATCCCATATCGTCAGGGTCACTTGTCATTTTACCAAACAGATAAAGTAGACTTCTAACTTTAGAACCAGGCCCGATTCTTTGCCCTGCTATTTCAAATGTCATAAAATTAGGGGAAGTCGGGTCAAGATGGTCAGCTATTTCATCCGCGTCTTCACCCAAGGCATAAGAAACAGCGACAGTCATTGCCATTATTGCTGCCGTACCTTGTGCCACAGCCCTTCTAGCTAACTGTCCTCGTAAATTACCCTGTGCTATATCATATACCAAAGCACCTATAGCTCTGTTGTATTGTGGCGCCAGAACAAGTGCCCTTTCTATTTGTCTCTGTGAACTACTAATCCCTAACCGAGTGGTATTAAGTAATCCCCTGAACTCATTTATAAAGGCATCCACCTGCGCTGTTCTTACTGGTGTAGTTGCTAAGTAATCTAAGGAGACTGCTAATTTAATCCCCGCTGTATCCAGAGACCCCTCAAAGCCCCGCATAAATGGCTCTAACGGCTTACCTAATATCTTAAAAGGTCCCTTCCTTAAAAGCCCACCCCTAGCTGCCAACTCAGTCATTTCCGTGGTGCCACCCTTAGTCAATGTTAGCCCTACATGCTTCTGTATTAAACCTATATGTTTTGCATGCAAGTTATCAAGATATAGTGGGTCAAAAAAGGCTTTAACGAATCCCCCCATAGCTTCAACAAATACCTTTGGCTTATAGCCTGCCAAGAATATAAGTTGTATCCCAAAAGGACTAGCATCACCAGCCAATGCAAAGAATCGCCCTACTGCATTAACTTGGTTGATAGCATTAAGAGCTGAGTTAAACTTGGGATTTAATTCCTTCCTAATAATGTTTATCCATTCCTTGGATTCTGGCCCAGTAAAGACTTTACCAGCAAAAGCGGGAATATCTGGGACTTGTGTACCCGTGAATCCAGGGCGCATAGCCGATTGTCTAGCTTCCTTGAAATTCCTTGTGACCTCAGCCCATTCCTTCTTGTAAAAATTTCTCTGTTTTTGAGTAAAGCGCAATAGGTCATCCACATCACGCTGACTAACATCAACCCCTTGCTTTACCAATAATTTTATCTGCTCATATTCTTTGGGGTAATATGCTTTTATCCCCTTTAACATCTGCCCTGTTACAGGTTGGTTAGCTTTCAATTTGAGTGAAATACCCTCAAGTTGCTTTAGCGCCCCTTGAATTTCCTTCATCTCAGCCCGTGATGCAGCCATTTGCCCTGTAACTGCTACGGTTCTATGGGGTACTTTTTCGAGAAACCAATTAGTCCATTGTAGGTCTGCAACCCTATTATAGGCACCAACTGTATTGTAATAAAGGGCTTCTTCTTCAGGAAGATAACGGAATCCATCTTTAATAGCATCATCGATATTACTGTAAATGCGGGTTTTTTCTGCTGCTAATTTAGCCCCAGGCTTCCCTGGTTGTCCTCGCCCTATATAAGCAATTTCGGTTAGTTCATTTTGGGAGTCAAACTTACCGACAACTCGTCTACCTGCATACTCTCCACCCTCTTCAAAGGTGAGTTCCCTAACCTTTATCCCATATCGGTCAAGCAACGCCTTCTTTTCTTTCTCTAATAGAGATGCTTGTCTAATCCAACTCCGTTGTGGTTCTGTTAATTTACCAATGTATTTCTGGGGATAAGTTCTAATCGTGTTAAGGTGAACTTGCTCTCCACCTATTGTCATCAAACCTTCTGGATTTAGATTAAAGAGTTTGCGGGAACTACCCATTCTATTTAGTGTAGCAATGGCAATGGTAGCTTTATTCGCCCCCTCAAATCTCAGTATATCTCTACCAACTAACGATAATTCTGCTGGGTTTTTAGCAGTGGCAGACCTACCACCTATCATTTGACCCAAGGCTCTTAATGGTTGTCTACCACCAACACTCACGTTAACCAGATTCCTCATTCTATCTGGTTGAATTGCCACAGCAATGGCTTCGTCAACTGGTTGTAAATCTGGGATTAAACGAGCAGTAATTTCCGTTGCTTTAGGGGCTATCTTTTTACCCAGTAATTCTAGTGGTTTTGAAACTGGATAGGCAATTGCTCTTTCAAGAGCAGCAGCAGGTTGAAGTGCTTTGGCTGCTATGGCAGCAGGTTTAGCCATTACACCACCCCTAGCAGCAACGCCCAAAAGACCTGCACCACCTCTACCAGCCACTCCTGCCATTCCCATTAACTTACCAGCAGGGGGAACAGCAAGCCAGGGTAAAAATTCTAATGTTCCTTTGACAAATCGCGGAGCCTCCCATTCTTCGTAAGCCTTTCTTGCCTTACCACCTGGCATTAAACTAGCAAAACTTACTTCTTCTCCATCACGCCACCAAGGGGAAGTAACCGCAGCAGCCCAAGGCTCAACAACATATTCCTGTGCTAATGAAAAGGGTAGAGTAATTGCGCCTAACGTTCTCTGCCATAGAGGAACATCTGGTGCAGTGATAATATCCCAAGGTCTCTCTTCTCGAAGCGAAACCTCTGGACTAGGAACTTCAGCCCTAGCCACCTCAGGTGCAAATAAATCACCAAGTTCAGGAATACCCCTAAAACGAGTTAAGGCACTTGGTGACATATCCTTTAACCGTAGGCGAAGGTCATCTTTATACATATCAAGTGCAGCAGATGACATACCTTCAATTATATCTTCTAGTCTTTCTGGCATTTAATCACCTTGTATAACGTAATCCCCCATAACCTCCACCAGGCGGAGCCATACTCCACATTCGCCATTGTTGTTCTTCTGGTCTAATACCAGTCCTTGCTTGCCTATATCCCAGAAGATGTTGCATTGCCGCTGGCCCCATTCGAGCTTGATATTGCCTTGAGGGTCTAAGTAATTCAGGCATTCCCCTCATATTTTCTGGAGTCCAGCCTGGTATTGGCGCACCGGCTTGGTATGGAGATAAAACTGTTTCCCCTGCATGTAGAAAGGCTAATCCAGTCTCATCAACATGACCACCCTGTTGATATGTGGGTATCCCTGATTGTCTCATCATCCAAGCCTCATGTTCAGATGTTCCCATAGTGGGCATAGTAGAAGGTGGTGTTGTAGGAGATGGTGCTACTTGTGGTTGACCTAGTGCTTGAACTGCTGGTCTCTCCCAGTATCCTGGGGAATACAACGCCTTCTGTGCTTCTGTTATTCCTTCTGGAAATGCAGCCCTATAAGCTGCTGACCCATAGGAAGGCATACTTACGGTTTGTCCTGGGACTGCGGTTCTAGTTGCCTCAATTTCTGCTGGTGCCATCCCCCCCAAAGTATAAGGAAATTCAGGCCCCCTGGATACCATCCCATAAGGATTAACATAGGGATTTATTCCTTGTTTTAAGGCTTCCTCATCTAACCGCCTTTGTATATCCTGAAAATAGGCAGCCTGTTGCGGAGACCTCTCTGCATACTGCTGTGGTGTCATTGTAGAATAGGTTGATGGCAACAACGGATTGTAAAATCCACCAGTCTGACCACCCATTTGCTGTTGAACTCCTTGATAAGGCATCCCTCCCCATTGAAGATTGCTTTGTGGTGTCCATTGTTGACTGGGAGTCCCAGCAGTTGGTGTAGGGGTTGTTGTAGGTGTTGGCGTAGGTGTTGGCGTAGGTGTTGGCGTAGGTGTTGGTGCAGTAGTTCCCCCTGGTGCTGGTTGTCCTGCTCGTAACCCTTGTAATTCTGGATATTCTTGTGGCATTAAAGGTAGCATCCAGGGTTGAATAACAGGTGGTTGACCTGATGCGGCAGCATACTCAAGCCAACTACGGGGTTCAGCAGCTAAATTGGCTAAATATTGTTGTTGCTCTAATTGTTGCTGTTGTTGTAAATATCCCGTCTGCCATTGTTGCCATTCAGACATAGGTTCAGGCTTCGCATACTGCTCAGTTTGCCATCGTTGATACTCAGTCATCGGTGTAGAGATACCCGCTTGTTGCTGTTCCCATTCAAATTGTTCTCTAGCCCAATCTAACTGCGCCTGTTGATAGGGTGTAATCTCTCCACCTGCCTCCACCCCAATATACTCTAATTCCCATTGGTCTGTCTGATAATTATAAACCAATTTATAACCTTCTGGTTCATACATATCAGGCTTAGTCATTGGTCTTTTTAAAGCCTCTTCCTCTGCTATCCTAGCCTCCTCTTCTATCCTTAATGCCGTATCAACTTCGGCTTGTTCAGCAGCTTCCTCTCTTGGCATAGTGATAACAGCCTCTTCCATTGCTGCACGACCACCATATCTATTGATTGCTTCAAAGGCTTTATCAGTTAGACCGCTTTCCCAATCTTCAGGTTTTGATGGACTACCTTCATTTTCCCATGCGGTAAAACTTAATCTACCACCAGCATCCTTATATTTATTGTATTGCTCTTCAGGAGTAGCCCTACCACCAAACCATTCACCCGGTCGCCAGCCTGCACTACCGAAAGCACCTCCACCAAACCATTTCTCCCACCAATCTTCTCCGTTTGGCATTTTATATTTCCTCCAGCTCTTTTACTTCCTTATATGCCTTTTCAAAGGCTTTATCTTCCTGTTCTTTTTGATGTTTAATTAAAGGCATAATCTCTTCTTCTATCAATTCGTCAATAACTTCCTTGGCTTCCTTTACTAATTCGTCAGCTATTGCCATAAAATCTTTCATCTATTCCCGCCTCCACCTTGCCCTTGCGTTGGACTTATGGAAGTTGGGCTTTTAGGCCATCCCTGTTGCATTTGTGGTATTGAACCCAATGGTGCTCTTTCTGTAGTTGGAGGTGCCATTCTTCTACCAGCCTCAGGAGCAGATTGCCCCTGTGGTTGCCCTGGCGGTTGTACCACTCCACCTAAAAGTTCTTGTAATTTAGCGGATAAATATTGTGACTTAATCTGCATAAATTCAGGGCTGTTTCTTAATAATTCCTTCTCTTCATCCCTTCTCATTTGTATTGGGTCTATATTAGGCATTTGTCCTCTAGCCCAATCACGAGTAACAATACCACTCGACACCAATCTTTCTAAGTCATCGTGCCTTCTGTATTCGTCTTCCTCAGAAATGGGAGCAAATTCTATATAACAATCGAAGGGTTCTTTCATTTTATTTTTGTCGACGGTAACATCAATCTCACCATCAGCAGCAGTTCTCGCCCATAAAACAAACTTACCTGGTACTACATACTTAGCCAACTTAGCACATTTAATTAAAGCCTGTGCTGTTCCATTTCTGAAAGCATCCTTAGAATATTGATACCTTGCACTTGCCTCGGCAATTATCAACCTTCTATCAGCACCAGACCTTACACCCGCTTCGGATAAACCCCTTACTGAACGAGGGGCAGCATGGGCAGAGATATAATCCGTTGTACGAGCAAGGTGCATATTAAGAGCATCTGGGGGAACTTGTGGTATTTGTGGAACAACTTTCGTTCCAGGGGGTAATTTGGTTCCAGTCCCAAAGGTCATTTTGACCTCAGTAACCGCTTCAGCATCATCGCCTTCTATGGTAAACCAAGGCCATGCTGTCTTAGCTAGAACAATATCAGATATGGAAAAGTCCCTTGATTCGGCTATTAACAGGTCAAACATATATCTCAACATACCAACATATCTTTTCTCCGGCGTAGCATCCTGAGATAGATTCCCAAGGCCTGATTCAATTAAAGTATATGGAATAAAACCGTAATTATGCTTAACTACCCCACCTTTAATTCTTAAAACTGGTTCATTATCTACCAAATCGCAACGATAATCTTTATCCCAATAGGAACTATATTCTACTTCTTCATCTGCCTTCTTACCCTCGGGATTCTTCCAATGAGGCCATAATCTTTCAGCATCAAACCTTAGTTTCTTATGTCTTTCAATAACATATAATCTACCCCCATAATAGGGGTCAGGCGTTATGCAATAAGGGTTTATTGCTCGAATAATATGGGAACTTGATAGATGGTGATTCCCCCTCCAATCCCCTACTCTTTCGGCATAAGATTCATCAGACTCGCCAGCCTTTTGAGATGGGGCATTCAACCAGTTATCTGCATCCCACACCGTCTTAAGAACAGCCAATCCATGTAAGGCATAATGTTTTGCCGCAACTCTCCACGGTGATATATCGGATTCTACATTTGTCCTGTGAATCAAGCCAAGATAAAACTTTCTCATCATCTCAGCTTCTTCAATGTTTGACTTGTGTATTCCCTTCTTGTTGGCAAAAACCCTTGCATTGGATATATCTATGTGGTCAACAAAGGAATCCACCATATCCCTTGATGTAGGAAGAACTATTCCCTCCCACGCATACTCCTTCGGTATATTGAGTAACTGCTGGAAATCTAATTCATAAAACTGCTCATCCTTTTCATATAATCTCTGAAGACCACCATAAATATCGTCACACTTTGAAATTATTGTTTTTATCTCTTCAACAGTGGGCTTGGTTTTGTTCATAAATATCTCCTCAAATAAAGATAGGGAAGCATTTTACTCCCTAAAGGGTTGCTGGGGCTAGGGATTTGGGCAACAACTTATCTACGGACGCACCGTTTTATGTTGCCATTGTCACCCTAGATGGCTGGGTGTTTGGCGAGTAGGTCGAAGATTGCCTTGCTCTACCTGCCCAAAGCCACGCTTATCTTCCGAAGCCCTGTGATACTTTTCGTCACCCCAGCAATATTTATCTTTTCAACAACTCATCTAGAAGAGGGATTTCCTGCTTGCCAAAATGTAGGGTTTCTATAGGTTTACCTTCAAAGGCAATAGTTCTAACATCACCTTTCTTGAGCCAACAAATTCCCACTGCTATGGGATAGTCGTCATGCTTGCCTGACATAGCCTCAATTCGACCATTCTTAGCTGCATTTCTTATTATGCCGTAAAATTGATTCAAGCCCTGCTGATTGTAAATCTTAATTTGATAATCATTGATAGCAGGAATTAAGAGTCCGAATAAATCACCCCTGCTTTTTTCTTCTGTCGTAAAGCCGAATTTGCTAATATCTTCATCTGTATAAGGTGGAGTAGGTTTCTTATCACCTTTATATCCTAATCTTTTATATCCTAACTCCAACGCTTTCTTAATAACTGTTCTGCCCCATAGATTCCCTTCAATCCACCATAAGGGGCTGTGATACCTTCTAAGTAGTTCCACACTATGAAATGCCAACTGTTCAGGAGCAAGATACTGACTCATAATATCAGCTACAATATCCCCGGTTTTGACATCCATAATGGTAGTTACATTATGGTCCTTACCCACCCCCAGAGAGACATCAGTACCAGCGATATAGAAGTTGCCAACATGGTAATCTTTGTAAATATGGCAAATATCAGGGTCAATTTCATCCCATGATTCCTTGTTTACCTGATTCCTACAATCGTCTATCATTTCGTTGATAATCTTGCGGTCAAAGGCAAGTGTCGTTTGTGGGGGGCTTAAAGCCTCATCTATACTTCTGGGATATTGCCGATGCATATAAAGTTCAGGGGTTAATCCAAAAAGTTCCTCAGTGCTAATATTATTCTTTGTTTCCTCATACCACTTCTCATCCCTGTCTGGAACACAATCAAATGGGAAAAATAAACCCGCAAAACCATTGATGTTTTCCCTTAAATCAGAACCATTAAATATATTCTTCGCAAGAGTTTGTGGGTTGGTACTAATGGAAGTAAAAACACTAATAAATTGCCCCTTGCTTCTTTCAATAGTTGGGAATACAGCATCAAAGTGTGCTCCAGCATAGAAGTGTTCATCATGCTCATCAAACACAACCATTGAAGCCGTCATACCTATGCCAGCCGTTGTGGTAGAAGGCAATGCCCGAATTGTGGAATTGTCCATAGCTGGGAAAACAAGTTCCTCTTTACTGGGCGGCTCTTTGGCTAATTTGCGCAAAAAGGGAGGCAATTGACCGTAAAGCCGATAACACTTGGCTAGAAGCTCAAAAGCCTCCTTTTCTCCCTTGGAATAAAGGAGAACATTTGCCCCCCGGTGAAACATGGCAAACCACAAGACATAAAGAGCCGTAGCATAGGAAACATAAATCTGCCGAGCCTTTAATACAGAAATATATCTCTTAGTTAAATACGCATCAAAAAGAGTCATAACATGAGGGGGCGTTTGGAAATCAATAATTCCCCCAGGATTGTCTATGGTTGGCGTAGATATTATCTTGGCGAACTTGAC